CTCGTTTTGTTCTCTCTCCTCGAAACGGTGGGGCATGCATGCTACACATAGCGATATATCGTTAGGATGGTTGAATGATGAACGATCATGATGCGTTGTGCCCGACCGCGTCACGGTCGAATGCCCACTGCCAGTGCCCCCTGATCGCCCGGGTACGAGCCGACTACGCGCATGCGCTGGGTGCAGCGGAGCAGGCCGCCCTTGACGAGATGCGTGCCGGCCGTGGCTGACACCCTCCTCGCCGGTCCTCGCAGACGCATCGGTCAGGCGGAAGCACTACTGGCGAAGACTCTGCGGGCGTGGCATGCGGAGGGAATCCTCGCGGGGGACGCCTGGGCGTCGGCGCGGGGTGTTCTGCGGGACGCAGCTCGAGCGGTCGACGTGGCGCGGGACGACATGAGGAGTGGAGAAGGGTCGGCGTATTCGTTCGCTCGAACCAATGTGCTGTTCATGCAGGCCATGACCGAGTATCACGCGGGACGGGAGGACACCGGCCATGACGCTATCGACGCTCTCATTGCCAACATCAGCGCAGCCCCGGTACGCGACGAAACGTAACCCGTCCCTCGCCACCTTCGGCCCCCACGTCGACACCGTGGCCGCCGCCCTCGGGCACCCGTCAATGCCGTGGCAGCAGCTCGTCAACGCGGTGGCGGGGGAGGTCAACCCGGACGGCACATTCCGCTATCCCACCGTCGTCCTGTCCACCCCTAGACAGTCGGGAAAGACCACCCTGCTGACGAGCATCCTGGCGCACCGGTGCATGACGATGAGCGACTTCCGCTCGTTCTACTCCTCCCAGTCCGGGCAGGACGCCCGCGACACCTGGCGGGAATGGGAACGGACCCTGTCCACCCGCATGCCGCATCGGTGGAAGTTCCGCCAGTCGAACGGGGAGGAAACCGCGACATGGCCGGCCACCGGTTCAACGATCCGCACCTTCCCCCCGAAACCTGACGCCCTCCACGGCAAGCAGTCCGACTTCGTTGCCCTCGACGAAGTGTGGAACTACACCATGACCGATGGGCAGGCGATCACCCAGGCCGTCGTCCCCACCCAGGCGACCCGTCCCCGCCGCCAGTTGTGGATCGTGTCCACGGCCGGGGACGAGGCATCGCTATGGATGCGCGGGTGGATCGACCGTGCCCGGGCCTCCCTCGAGGACCCAGACTCACCTATCGCCTACTTCGAGTGGTCATGTCCCGACGACATGGATCCCACCGATCCCGGCTCGTGGCCCCTGTTCCATCCGGCGTACGGCCGCACCATCGACGACCGGGCCATGCACGACGCCCTGACACAGATGGGTGACCAATTCCCCCGGGCGTACGGCAACCGGTGGCCCGCCGTTGAAGCCTCGTGGCGCGCCGGGTGGCCGCAACTCGCGACCGTCGACACGATCCCCCCGACCGCCCGCGTGTACCTCGCCGCTGACGCGCAACTCAACCACCGTTCCGCAGCGATCACTGCCGCCGGCCGCCTGGTTGACGGGAGGATCGGTGTGGAAGTCATCGACCACCGCAACGGTGTCGACTGGTTGCGGGCACGCCTGACGGAACTGTCCCGCACCCACCGGGCACCCATCGCTATCCAGGCGAACGGTCCGCTCGGCTACCTCCTCGACGAACTGCAAGCCGCGGGGGTCCGGACCCTGCCCGTCATGGGGACGGACTACGCGAACGCGGCCGCCCGACTGCGGACCATGATCGTGGGCGGGGGAGTCGCCCACCGGGATGACCCGCGCCTGAACCGGGCCGTCGACACCGTCGACACCCAGGTCTCTGGAGACCGTGCCGTGTGGCGGCGACGTGACGTGACCGTCGACATCTCCCCGCTGATCGCCGCGTCCCTGTCGATCTGGCAGGCGTCCGCACCGCCCGCCGCGCCGAAAGCACGGGGACTGTAGAAACACACGACCCGTAGCATGCTTGCTACATGGGATTGTGGCCGGTGCGGGCGCGGGCAACCGTTGACGCCGTCACTGTTCCCCTGACAGCTGCAGAGGGTTTCCCCTCCACGTCGAACGTGTACCAGTTGACGACAGGGATATCGGTCCCCGTGTGGGGGGTGGGGGAGTCCGCTGTTCCCCGGTCCCTCGCCCTGACCGTCCCCGCCGTCCTCCGGGGCACCGTCCTGATCTCCACCACCATCGCGGGCCTCCTGATTGAACGGATCGACAGCAGCGGATCCCGCGGGAACCTCGGTTGGCTCGAGCAGCCGGAAGCGGGACGCCCCCGGTTCGCCACCTTCACGGACATCGTCAACGATCTCCAATTCGATGGGCGCTCCTACCTCCGTGTCCAGGGCCGTAAGCAATTCAATGGCGAGGCCCTGCCCCCCGATCCGGGCGCATGCGAGTACGTCGCACTGGACCGGGTAGGGGACCCCACCGGTCTCCTACAGCACGGCATGCTGAAGAACGACTGGCCGATCACGATTGACGGGAAACCCGTCCACCGTGACGAGATCATCGCCTTCGAGGGGTGGCATGCGGGGATCCGGTTCCACGGTGCCCGCCTCATCCGTACCGCCCTGGCATTGGAGGCCGCGGCGAGGCGTTACGCCGACGTTCCCATGGCCCCCGTCACCCTCGTCAACGAGTCCGGGTACGACATGTCGGATATCGAAATCGACAAGATGATCACGGACTACAAGCGGGGCCGCAACAGTGAGGGCGTCGGATACGCGCAGAACGTGAAACCCGTCGTCACCGGCCTCAACTCCATGGAGATGCAGCTCGTAGAGGCCCGTCAATTCGTGTCCACGCAGATCGCGAACCTCGTAGGCCTCCCCGCGAACGCGATAGCGGGTGCCGCCGCCGCATCGGGTGGCACCGTCACCTACCAGAATGTCTCCCAGGAGTCACGCAGCCTGATTGATTACGGGCTGAAAGCACCCCTGACCGCGCTGGAAGCCCGCCTGTCCATGCGCGACGTGTCCGGCACGTCGACGGTGCGCTTCTCACTGGATTCCCTGCTGCGCGGGGACGCTTTGCAGCGGGCGCAGCTGTATCAGATCCTCGTCCCCCTCGGTGTCCTCACCGTGGACGAGGCCCGCGACATGGAAGACCTCACCCCGGAGGGAACCACTGTGGACGAGGCCCGCGACACGACAACTGGATCCCCGGAAGGGACGGACCGCGCATGAGCCAACTGACGGCGGCGTTCGCTATCACCGCCATGGCAGACATTCAGACCCGCACCATCAGCGGGGTCGCTGTCCCGTTCGGTGTCCTCGGTCAGACGAACATGGGACCGACCATCATCGACGCCGGGGCGGTCACCCCCGCCTCGCGTGTCGTGTATCTCATGTCCCACGACTCCGACCGGCCCCTAGGGAAGATGACCGCGCACGAGGTCACCCCGGACGGGATCCACGCCTCATTCAAGATCCTCGCCACCCCCGCCGGGGACGTGGCACTGCTGGAAGCCGCGGAAGGCGTCCGGGACGGCCTCTCTGTCGGCCTGGACAGCATCGAGTCGTACACCGATGAGGCGGGCGTCATGCACGTCACCGCCGCCGTGTGGCGGGAAACCTCCCAGGTGACGTTCCCCGCGTTCGCGTCTGCACGGGTGACGAACGTTGCCGCGTCAGAACCCACAGCCCCCGACACCGAACCGGTGCCGGAAACCATCACAGAAAGCGAGTCCACCGTGACCGAAACCCCGACCGTGGTTGAGGCCGCGGCACCCGCGTACGTCCCGACCTTCAAGGTGCAGGACGCCTTCCCATACCGCGCCTCCACCCGCGACGACCGCGGCATGCAGGCGTCATTCTTCCGCGACATGATCCACGCCAAGGACGACTCGGACGCCGCCCAGCGGTTCACCCAGGCCACCACGATGATGACCGCCGCGAACGACATGGCTGACGTGGCGGAGATCATCCCGCAGACGTACCGCCCCGACCTGTACGTCGGGCAACTCGGCAACCTCCGCACGGTCATCGACTCGTTCAGCCAGTTTGCGATTGACGGCCCGAACGTTCAGCGGGTTCCGACGTTCGCCACCGCCACGGGCCTCATGTCCGACCATGTGGAAAACACGAACCCCGCCACGGGCACGTTCACCACGTCCGAGATCCTTGTCACCCCCATCGCCAAGTCGGGCACGTACTCCGCGTCCCGGGAGATGATCGAAGGATCGACCCCCGCCGTCGACCAGCTGATCCTCAACGCGATCCGCGAGGAGTACGCCCTCGACACGGAGGCGTACGCGATCACCACCCTCCTCGCCGGGGCAACCGCGGGGACCGTGGTCGACATCTCCAACGGTGTCACCCTTCAGGTCCTCGCCCGCATGATCACGTTCCAGGCGAACCGGAAGCGCGGTGCGTCGGTGTTCCTCGCCGGATCCGACCTGTTCACCGAACTGGTCGTCCAGGTCGATGGTGCGGCCCGCCCCATGAACCCCGCCGTGAACGCCATGAACTCCACGGGCACCATGGACACCGCGGCCATGGCCGTCACCGTCGCCGGTCTCCGCACCCCGTACGTTCCCGTCCTCACGGGCGGCGTCCTCGGAGTCCCCTCCGATTTCGCCACCTTCGAGAGTGGCTTGCGGACGTGGCGCTGGGAGGAGAAGTCCGGTCCCGCGAAGATCGAACTGGCCGCGTTCGGCTACATCGCGTGTGCCGTGCTTCGCCCCCTCGGTCTCCTGAAGTTCGCAACCCAGGCCTAGCCACAAGCTAGGAGCCTTCCGGAGTAGCCGTCCGCCTGAGCGCCGCCCCCCGGGGGACGGCCCCGGAAGCACCACACGACAAGGAAGGAGACCACGATGACCGTCCCGGCACCCGACGTGTACCCATCGCCGTGGGGCTCCATCTACGACCTCGAGGCGTTCATTGGGGCAACCGACGACGGTCGACTCAGCGACGACCTCGCCGCGTCAATCGCGTGGTGCCAGCGCATGCGCCCCGACCTCGTCACCACCGCGGTTCCCGACGCCGGGGTCCTCAAGGCAGTCCTGACGTACGCCGGTCTCCTCTTTCGGGAACGATCAACGCCCGCCGGATTCGCCACCTACGAGGATCTGGACACGGGGGCACCTGACCCCGCGGGGGCCATGACGAACGTGTACCGGCTCCTCGGATCACGCAGGCCGGCCGCCCGATGATCGTCGCCGGTCTCGACGAGTTCGCGGGGCACCTTGCCGCCGCGACGGGGATGACCGTCACCGCGGACCCCGGCACCGTTCACCCCCCCTGCCTGTTTCTCGACGTGCCCGCCGTCACCGGTCGCACCATGAACGCGATCACCCTGTCTGTCCCCGTCCTCCTCGTTGTTCCCGGCCCGGGGGATCTGAAGGCGCGGGACGCACTCATGGACGGCATCCCGGCCGTCCTCGAGGCATGCGGGGAGTCCGCCGCTGAGCCCCGCGTGTTCAACGCGAACGAGTTGAACTACCCGGCCATGACCGTCAACGCAACCCTCACTATCCAAAGGAGCAACTAATGGCAACGCTTGATTCCCGGCTCGGCCCGGGCACGCTCACCCTGGGGACGACCGACCGCGGTGCCCAGGTCTCCAACTGCCGACTCGTCCCGTCGAACACGTCAACGGACGGCACCCCCACGCTCGGCACCCCCGCCCCGTCCGCCGACATCGCGACGACGTGGGCGCTCACCGGGTCCGCGATTCAGGACTGGGAGGACCCGGCCGGATTCGTTGAATACTGCCGGATCAACAACAACACCGAGGTGGCCTTCGAGTGGGAGCCCAACTCCGCGAAGGGCATCAGCTACACGGGCACATGCAAGGTCGTTGCCCTCGAGATCGGTGGCGACGTTGCCGTGCAGAACACGTCCGCGTTCGAGTTCTCCCTCGTCGGTGAACCCGTCCGCTCCGACGCCGCAGCTGGTGTGCCGTCCGCCCCGCGGAACGCCTCCGCTGTCGCAGAAGGTGCGACCATCGCGGTTGTCGACTGGGACGCCCCCACGTCCGGGTCGCCCACGTCCTACGACGTGTACCAGTCCGCGACGGAGGCAGGCGTCTACTCCAAGATCGTCGCCAACATCACGAAGACCGGCACCACGGCCCGCGTGTCGTCCCTGACCACCGCGACAACGTACTGGTTCAAGGTGTCGGGCACGAACGGCACGGGTGAAGGCGTCAAGTCCGGCGCCGCCACCGTCACCACCCCGTAACCCCCGATAGGCGCTGCAACCATGAATTACACCGAGTTCGAAGTCAGTTACGAGGATGGGACATCGGAGACCGTCCGATGTGACCAGCGGGATGGGCAGGAGTTCGCGCT